CAGAACAATCACGTGGTGATTCAGAACGACGGCCCCAACGGGCAGGCAGGGCCGCAGCTGATGAAAGCGGTGTATGACATGGCCCGCAAGGGGGCGCAGGATGAGATTCAGGCGCAGATGCGTGATGGCGGCGTCTTTTCCGGAGGCAGGCGATGAAAACCTTTCGCTGGAAAGTGAAGCCGGATATGGAGGTGAACTCGCAGCCGTCGGTGCGTGAAGTGCGTTTTGGTGACGGCTATTCGCAGCGTATGGCGGCAGGGCTGAATGCTGACCTGAAAACATACCGGGTGATGCTTTCCGTGACCCGGGAGGAGGCCCGGCATCTGGAAGCATTCCTGGCAGAGCACGGGGGCTGGAAGGCATTTTTGTGGAAGCCACCCTATGCATACCGGCAGATAAAGGTGACCTGCGCCGGGTGGTCTGCGCGGGTCGGGATGCTGCGGGTTGAATTCAGTGCCGAGTTTAAGCAGGTGGTGAACTGATGCAGGATATTCATGAAGAAAGTCTGAATGAGTCGGTGAAATCAGAGCAGTCACCGCGGGTGGTGCTCTGGGAAATCGACCTGACGGTGCAGGGCGGTGAGCGGTATTTTTTCTGCAATGAGCTGAATGAAAAAGGGGAGCCGGTGACCTGGCAGGGGCGGAAGTATGAGGCGTACCCGATTGAGGGCAGCGGCTTTGAGATGAACGGGAAGGGCAGCAGTGCCAGACCGTCGCTGACGGTGTCCAATCTGTTCGGTCTTGTCACCGGTATGGCGGAGGACCTGCAGAGTCTGGTGGGGGCCACGGTGGTCCGCCGTCGGGTGTATGCGCGTTTTCTGGATGCGGTGAACTTTGTGGCAGGCAATCCTGAGGCAGACCCGGAGCAGGAGCTGACCGACCGCTGGGTGGTGGAGCAGATGTCAGAGCTGACGGCCATGACGGCCTCGTTTGTGCTGGCCACGCCGACGGAGACGGACGGGGCGCTGTTTCCCGGTCGCATCATGCTGGCGAACACCTGTATGTGGACCTACCGCTCTGATGAGTGTGGTTACACGGGCGGGGCGGTGGCGGATGAGTATGACCAGCCGACGTCCGATATCACAAAGGACAAATGCAGCAAGTGCATGCGCGGGTGTGAGATGCGCAACAATGTCGGCAATTTTGGCGGTTTCCTTTCCATTAATAAACTTTCGCAGTAAATCCAATGACACAGACAGAATCAGCGATTCTGGCGCATGCCCGGCGGTGTGCGCCTGCGGAGTCGTGCGGCTTTGTGGTGAGAACGCCGGAGGGGGAGCGCTATATCCCTTGTGTGAATATCTCTGCAGAGCCGGAGGCGTATTTTCGTATTGCACCGGAAGACTGGCTGCGGGCAGAGATGCAGGGGGAGATTGTGGCACTGGTCCACAGTCATCCCGGTGGTCTGCCCTGGCTGAGCGAGGCAGACCGGCGGCTGCAGATAAAAAGCGCACTGCCCTGGTGGCTGGTCTGCCGGGGTGACATTCACAAATTCCGCTGTGTGCCGCACCTGACCGGACGGCGCTTTGAGCACGGGGTGACGGACTGTTACACCCTGTTCCGGGATGCATACCATCTGGCGGGGATTGAGATGCCGGATTTTCACCGTGAGGATGAGTGGTGGCGCAACGGTCAGAACCTGTACCTGGACAATATGGAGGCAACGGGCTTTTACCGGGTGCCCCTGTCCTCTGCACAGGCGGGCGATATCCTGCTGTGCTGCTTTGGCGCATCGGTGGCCAATCATGCCGCCATTTACTGCGGCAACGGTGAACTGCTTCACCATCTGCCTGAACAACTGAGTAAACGGGAGAGGTATTCCGAAAAATGGCAACGACGAACGCATTCTGTCTGGCGTCACCGCCACTGGCACGCATCTGCCTTCACGGGGATTTACAACGATTTGGCCGCCGCCTCAGCCTGTATGTGAACACGGCAGCGGAAGCCATTCGCGCCCTGTCGATGCAGATGCCGGGATTCCGCCGTCAGATGAACGAAGGCTGGTACCAGATACGTATTCGCGGTGAGGACACGGCACCGGAGGCGGTGTACGCCCGTCTTCACGAACAACTGGGTGAGGGAACGGTCATCCACATTGTGCCGCGACTGGCCGGAGCCGGAAAGGGCGGACTGCAGATTGTGCTGGGGGCGGCGGCCATCGTGGGGTCGTTCTTCACGGCCGGGGCATCAATGGCGTTATGGGGTTCAGCCCTGGCAGCCGGTGGTTTTTCTGCCACCACGATGCTGTTTTCACTGGGGGCCAGCATGATTCTGGGTGGTGTGGCTCAGATGCTTGCCCCGAAGCCCAAAACACCGGAATACAGGGCAACGGATAACGGTAAACAGAACACCTACTTTTCGTCGCTGGATAACATGATTGCCCAGGGTAATCCGATGCCGGTGCCTTACGGTGAAATGCTGGTTGGCTCCCGGCGAATATCCCAGGACGTCAGCACCCGTGATGAAGGCGCTGGCGGGAAGGTGGTGGTTATCGGGCGGCAGGGGTAAAAGCATAAAAAAATCCCGCAGAGTTGCGGAGCTGCGGGGACAGACAAAGATTAACGTTAAGGAGTTATTTTTGTTTCTGTTACTCGGGCAAAAAAACATTAGCGCGGTGAAATTATAAGCGCCACAGGCTGTTTGTGAAAATGTGAAGATATTCAGAATTTTTATTCCGTCATGATGCAGGCACTCTCCGGGGTGCCTGTTGTTTTTGTACATCAACAGTGTCCGGCAGCGGACAGTGAAGGGGGATTCCGTGGGCAAAGGTGGCGGCAAGGCGCACACGCCGGTTGAGGCAAAGGACAATCTTAAGTCCACGCAGATGATGAGCGTGATTGACGCCATTGGTGAAGGGCCGATTGAAGGTCCGGTGAAGGGACTGCAGAGTATTCTGGTGAACAAAACCCCGCTGACGGACACGGACGGTAATCCCGTGATACACGGTGTGACCGCGGTCTGGCGCGCCGGGGAGCAGGAGCAGACACCACCCGAAGGCTTTGAGTCCTCCGGAGCTGAAACCGCACTGGGCGTGGAAGTGACGAAGGCAAAGCCGGTGACGCGCACCATTACGTCCGCGAACATTGACCGCCTGCGGGTCACCTTCGGGGTGCAGTCACTGGTGCAGACCACGTCAGAGGGTGACCGTAATCCGGCTTCTGTCCGGCTGCTGATTCAGTTACAGCGTAACGGTAACTGGGTGACGGAAAAGGATGTCACCATTAATGGCAAGACCACCTCGCAGTTTCTGGCGTCGGTGATTCTGGATAACCTGCCTGAGCGTCCTTTTAACATCCGGATGGTCCGGGAGACGGCGGACAGCACCACGGACCAGCTGCAGAATAAGACGCTGTGGTCGTCATACACCGAAATCATCGATGTGAAACAGTGCTACCCGAACACGGCGATTGTGGGCCTGCAGGTGGATGCGGAGCAGTTTGGCGGTCAGCAGATGACGGTGAACTACCATATCCGCGGTCGCATCATCCAGGTGCCGTCAAACTATGACCCGGAAAAACGCACTTACAGCGGCATCTGGGACGGCAGCCTGAAACCGGCATACAGCAACAACCCGGCCTGGTGCCTGTGGGACATGCTGACTCATCCGCGTTACGGAATGGGAAAACGCCTGGGGGCGGCGGATGTGGACAAATGGGCGCTGTATGCCATCGGGCAGTACTGCGACCAGATGGTCCCGGATGGTTTCGGGGGCACAGAGCCGCGGATGACCTTTAATGCGTACCTGTCACAACAGCGTAAGGCGTGGGACGTCCTCAGTGATTTCTGCTCGGCGATGCGCTGTATGCCGGTATGGAACGGCCAGACGCTGACGTTCGTTCAGGACCGCCCGTCGGATGTGGTGTGGCCGTACACCAACAGCGATGTGGTGGTGGATGATAACGGCGTGGGGTTCCGCTACAGCTTCAGTGCCCTGAAGGACCGTCACACGGCGGTGGAGGTGAATTACACCGACCCGCAGAACGGCTGGCAGACCTCCACGGAACTGGTGGAAGACCCGGACGCCATACTGCGCTACGGGCGCAACCTGCTGAAGATGGATGCGTTCGGCTGCACCAGTCGCGGTCAGGCCCACCGTGCCGGGCTGTGGGTGATAAAGACCGAACTGCTGGAAACGCAGACGGTGGATTTCACGCTCGGGTCACAGGGGCTGCGTCACACACCCGGTGACATTATTGAAATCTGTGATAACGACTATGCCGGGACCATGACCGGCGGACGCATCCTGTCCATTGATGCCGCCAGCCGCACCCTGACACTGGACCGTGAGGTGAGCCTGCCAGAGACAGGTACTTCGACGGTGAACCTGATTAACGGCAGCGGTAAGCCGGTGAGCGTGGACATCACTGCACACCCCGCGCCGGACCGGATACAGGTCAGTACCCTGCCGGATGGTGTGGAGACATACGGGGTGTGGGGACTCTCCCTGCCGTCACTGCGTCGTCGCCTGTTCCGCTGTGTCTCCATCCGGGAAAACACGGACGGCACCTTTGCCATCACGGCAGTGCAGCATGTGCCGGAAAAAGAAGCCATCGTGGATAACGGGGCCAGCTTTGAGCCGCAGTCAGGCACCCTGAACAGCGTCATCCCACCGGCAGTGCAGCACCTTACGGTGGAGGTGAGCGCCGCTGACGGCCAGTATCTGGCGCAGGCGAAATGGGACACGCCGCGGGTGGTGAAGGGCGTGCGCTTCAGTCTGCGACTGACCAGCGGAAGCGGTGAAGACAGCCGTCTGGTGACCACCGCTATCACTGCAGACACGGAGCACCGTTTCAGTGGCCTGCCGCTCGGGGAATACACCCTGACGG